GAAGATAAAAACCCTGCAGTAACAAGTGACATATCAGAAGTAATAGAATTATTAGATGTAACAACTAGATGGAAGTTTAATATACCTGTACTAAAAGAAAACGTAGGTGGTATTGGTGGTGGTAATCTTATGATTGCATTTGCTAGACCAGAGACAGGTAAGACAGCTTTCTGGGTTAGCCTATGTGCAGGGCCAGAAGGTTTCTGTTCTCAAGGTGCAGTTGTTCATGCATTTATAAATGAAGAACCTGCAATAAGAACACAGATAAGAGCAATCTCAGCGTATACAGGTATGACTAGGGATGAAATATTATTTGATAAAGTACAAGCACAAAGAATATGGAGTGATATAAAAGATAATATATCTATGTTTGATACAGTTGATTGGTCTATAGAAGATATAGATGCACACTGTGAAAAAAATAAACCAGATATAATTGTTATAGATCAACTAGATAAAATAAATGTTAGTGGTACATATTCTAGAACAGATGAAAAATTAAGGCAGATTTATACAAGTGTTAGAGAGATAGCTAAACGTAGAGATTGTGCAGTTATTGCAATATCTCAAGCATCTGCTGATGCACATAATAGAAATAGTATTTCATTTGACCAGATGGAAAATTCTAAAACTGGTAAAGCTGCAGAGGCAGATTTAATTATTGGTATAGGTAGAAATGCTAATAGTGATTTAGAAAATAAGATAAGAACATTATGTATAAGTAAAAATAAAATTAATGGTTATCATGGGGAACCTGTGTGTACTATTAGGAGAGTTATAAGCAGGTACGAGGTATGATAACAACAGTAGACGTAGAAACATCGTGGCAAAAAAATGAGAATGGTGGGTATGACCCATCACCTTTTCATCCAGATAATATATTAGTTAGTGTGGGTATTAACGATGAATATTATTTTACAAACCATAGTGAAAGAATAGATAGAGGTTGTGCTGTTAAGATACAAGATACTTTAAATAAAACAACTTTACTTGTAGGCCATAATATAAAATTTGATTTGATGTGGTTACTTGAAGCAGGATTCAAATACAATGGCAGAGTTTATGATACTATGCTTGGTGAATATATTTTAAACAGGGGTATTAGAAAAAGTTTAACACTTGAGATGTGTTGCCGTAGAAGAAAGATAGGTTCCAAAGATAGCAGTGTAAAAGAATGGATGGACAGAGGCGTATCATTTGAAAACATACCAAAGGATATTGTAGAAGAATATGGTAAGATAGATGTACAGATAACTAGAAGATTATTTGATTCTCAAATGGCTGATCTTAAACTAGAAAAGAATAAAGGTTTGCTTATGACAGTAAAGATGATGAATGAATTTTTAGTTGTACTATCTGATATGGAACGTAATGGTATCAATGTAGACTTAAAAGAATTAGATAGAGTAGAAAAAGAATTTAGGGCAGAGTTTGCATACTTAAAACAAAAAATAGATAAGATAGTATATAAACAAATGGGTGATACCAAAATTAATTTATCTAGTCCAGAGCAATTATCTTGGTTAATATATTCTATGAAACCTAAAGATAAAAAACAATGGGCTAAAATATTTAATGTTGGTATAGATAAAAACACAGGTAAAAATAAAAGAAGACCTAATTATTCTAGACAGCAATTTAGAAATTTAGTATCAGATAACACAGATTTGATACATAGAACTGTTGCACAACAATGCTTAACATGTAAAGGTAAAGGCGTTATTAAAAAAATTAAAAAAGATGGTAGTCCATTTAAAAATTATACCAAGTGTCCAGATTGTGATGGTGATGGTTATATTTATACACCTATGGCAAAGATTGCAGGGTTTAGACAAAGACCTAGGAGTGTGTATGATATTGCAGAATCTGGATTTAGAACAGATAGAATTACATTAAGTAAAATAGCATCAGAAGCAGAGGGTGAGTTTAAAGAATTTATAGATGCAATCGTAAGACACAATGCAGTTGATACATATTTAAATACATTTGTTGAAGGATTAAAAAATTTTACAAACGAAAAAGGTTTTTTACATCCTAAGTTTATGCAGGCCATAACTGCAACTGGTAGGTTATCAAGTCGTGATCCTAACTTTCAAAACCAACCAAGGGGTAGAACATTTCCTATTCGTAAAGTAGTAACATCTAGATTTGATGGTGGTAAAATAATAGAGATAGACTTTTCACAATTAGAATTTAGAACTGCAGTATACCTTGCACAAGATAAACAAGGTATGGAAGATATAAAAAATAAAATAGATGTACACCAATATACTGCAGATATTATAGGTGTATCAAGACAAGATGCAAAAGCACATACATTTAAACCTTTGTATGGTGGTGTAACTGGTACAGAAGATGAGAAAAGATATTACACTAAATTTTTAGAAAAGTACAAAGATATAAAAACATGGCATGAAAAATTACAGAGTGAGGCCATACGATATAAAAGAATTAAACTACCAACAGGTAGAGAATATGCTTTCCCATATGCAGAGAGAACACCTTGGGGTGGATCTACATACGGAACACAAATAAAAAATTATCCTGTACAAGGTTTTGCAACAGCAGATATTGTACCACTTGCATGTATAAATATATATAAACTTATGCAAGAACAAAAGGTAAAAAGTTTACTTGTAAATACAGTTCACGATTCTATTGTGGCTGATGTTTATCCTGGAGAAGAAGATGTGATGAGTAAAATATTTAAACAGGGCACATCAGATGTAATACCATCCCTCAAAAAGTATTACAAAATTAACTTTAATGTACCATTAGATACCGAAACAAAAATAGGTACTAATTGGTTACAAATGGAGGACATAAAATGAGTAAGGACATAGATGCATTAGATACCTTGGATGACTATTCTGATGAAGAGTATTCAGCTTTCTTAGAGTATACTCAGCTAAAGGACCAATGCATGGTGGAGCCGACAACATTATATATAAACGATAGGCATGAGTTTTTATCAGAGTGGACATACTTTGCTAATGCTGATGATTTAGATGTTAAAGTAATAAATGGAGATACAAGAATATGTTAGAAATATTTTTTATAATATGTTTAGTAGGAATGGGGATACGTTTAATAGATGATATTATATATCATTTTTTTAGAAAAAAATAGATGTGTCAAAATAGTAACTTGTTTTTTAATTTAAATGTGATATACACAAACGTTAATATAAGGAGGACAAATGTCTGATAATAATATAATAGTAAAAGGAATGTCTAATGAGCAAATAATGCAAGCCATAGGACAGGATGATGGGTCTACTCTAGGAACTAATATACCTAGATTAGCAATTAATCGTAGCCCAGAAGATGATGATGGTAATCAATTACCTGTAGGTCATTTTTATACATACGATTCTAAATCTGGCCAGAATGTTTATTCAAAGCCTGTAACCTTTAGACCATTTATAAGTGCGATGCAATACATGCACTATGATGCTGTTAAGGGTGAATACATAAATAGATCTATAATTTTTAAAAGTTGGAGAGAAGAAGCTATAGATATTTTAGGTGGTACTAAGTGTGGTAAGATACCATTTAAAGAAAGAGCAAATCTTACACCAGAACAACTAGAGGAACAAAGAACAATTAGATGTTATAAATTAGTATATGGTCTACTTAGTTTTGATAAGGGCGTTACTTCACAGGGTGATGCAATAGCGATAGAAAATTTACCAGTTCTTTATAGAGTCACTGGCACAGCATTTTCACCAGTTAGTTCTGCTTTAGATCAACTAAATAAAAGAAAAAAACTTATGTTTAATTGTACCTTTTCTTTAAATACAAAGAGACAAAAAAAGGGTGGCAATGTTTATTATACACCAGATATAACTGTAAATGCAGATGCTAATTTACAATTATCTGATGATGATATGGATACACTAAAAATATTCCAAGATTCAATTGATGTAGAAAACAAAGAAGTAGTTGATGCTTACAATCTAGCAAAAACCAATGGTGCTAAAAGTAATACTGATAGCATAGATGCAGAGATTGTAGAAGATATGGATGATTCACCAGAAAAAGTCTTGGCATCTTAATGAATACTATACTTCTAAAAGTTCAAAAGTATCTAGATAACGTATCTAAAAATCCTGTACAGCTAGACAAACAGCTAGTGCAAGAGTTTGGTGAGGCGTGTAAAAACGCCTTACTTAAACAGTTTGAAGAAGTTAGAAGAGATAAGTTTGAAGTTAGAATGTCAAATGCAGGTAGGCCTTTATGTCAATTACAGATGGAAGCTAAAGGTATTAAGGGTGAAGGCCAACCATACAATGTAAAGATGAGAAATACTTTTGGAGATATCATAGAGGCATTAGCTATATTTGTTATGAAATCTTCTGGCATAGAAGTAACTAATGAACAAAAAAAAGTTAAGTATAACTTTAATGGAGACAGTATTGAAGGTAGACAAGATGTTGAAATTGATGGAAAGATATGGGATATTAAAAGTGCGTCACCATATTCCTTTGAAAAAAAATTTGGAGAGGCTGGAGGATTTAATGAAGTTATCAGAGAGGATTCCTTTGGATATGCATCACAAGGATTTTTATATGGAGAAAGCCAAGGTAAAGACTTCGGTGGTTGGATAGCTATTAATAAATCTACAGGTGAGTGGGTAGTTTGTGAAACACCAGCAGCAGTTGATGAGTATAAAAAGAAAGCTATTAAATCTGCTGAAGATAATTTTAAATCATTAAAAGAGGATAAACCTTTTAAAAGATGCTATGATGATGTGGCAGAAACTTTTAGAAGTAAACCTACTGGTAATAGAGTTTTGGGCTTTGTGTGTTCTTATTGCCCATACAAACTTCCTTGTTGGGGAAGAGATAAATTGCAGTTGTTACCACAACAGCAATCTAAAGGTAAGAATCCTAAATGGGTTTGGTACACTTCTGTTACAAATCCTAAGGAGGAAACCGAAGAGTTTAATGGTGGATAGTTTGAGGGGTCTGTTCACCATTATCTCTTTAAATATTTATAATATGCATTTATATTTTATAGTATTTAAAAATAAAAAAGATAATGATTATAAATTATTTACTAATAATATCTTTGACAAAGAAAAAGATGCAGACGAATTTGGTAGAAAAAGTATGAAAAGAGGATTTGAACATAAAGTTTTAGATTACAATAGCGATAATTACGATAGGTATTGGAATGAAAAAAGATAAAAAATTAAATGATTTTACTTTAATTAATTCTGTAAAAGTAATTGTAACACCGTGGCAAAAAGGATTTACCTGTGGTATTATAATGGATAGTAAATCCAAAATGACTACAGAAGAATACGAATTATGCTCTACAATAGCTAGGGGTATGATAAAAATGGCAACCACTGACCCTCATTCTACGTTTCTATGGGGACTAAGAGGATTTGCTGACGATAAAAACAACAATCAGAAAGACATGTCAATTAGTTCTGTTGCAGAGTTTGACGATGATTCTAATGTTATTGACTTTCTTGAATTTTTAAAACAGAAACGTGATAAGGAGTTAAACTAGTGGCAACACATTTAGTTATAGGTGATCCTCATTGCACACCTAAAGCAAGCAATGATAGGTTTTTATGGGCAGGTAAACTTGCAGCAGATTTAAAACCTAACACCATAGTATGCATGGGAGACTTTGCAAGTATGGATTCTCTATCAAGTTATGATAAAGGTAAAAAACAATTTGAAGGTAGGAGATATAAAAAAGATATAGACCATGCTCATGATGCATTAGAAAAATTTAACAAAGGTCTTAACGGAAGACGGCCAAGAAAAATCATGCTACTTGGAAATCATGAAGATAGGATAGATAGAACAGTAGATGACATACCAGAACTTGAAGGTACAATTAGTACAGACGATTTTAAATTTGAAAAATTTGGTTGGGAAGTTTATCCATACCAACAGCCTGTCAATGTTGATGGTATATATTACTGCCACAATTATCCTACTGGTGTCATGGGTAAGCCTATTAGCGGTGACAATGTTGCTCGTTCTCTTCTCTTAAAAAATAAAGTATCTTCTACTGTAGGCCATATACATACATTTGATTATGCTATGTGTGCATTACCTTCTGGTAGAAAACTTATGGGATTATCTGCAGGATGTTACTTGCATCATAAAGAAAATTATGCTAAAGCTACACAGCAAATGTGGTGGAGTGGACTTGTAGTTAAACGTAATGTATCTAAAGGTGAGTATGATTTAGAGATGATAGAGTATAATACAATTAGGAGAAAGTATGGCAAAAGATAATGTCAATGCACCACAACATTATTTACATGGTAAGAAAGAAACTATAGATGTAATTAGTGATTGTATGACTAGTGATGAGTTCCATGGGTATCTAAAAGGTAATATACTAAAATATGTTTCTAGATATAAATTTAAAGGAGAGCCATTAGAAGATTTACAAAAAGCACAGTGGTATTTAAATAGACTAATACAGGAGGTTAGTAATGGGTCGAGTTAAACAAGCAATAATAGAGGTAGAGGATTTTGTTGCAGGGTGTTTGAAAAATAATAGAACTTTAAATCAAACTATAAGAGATGCTAGAGAATCAGATGCAGCTAAATCTAATCCTTATCTTGATGATGAGGAATTAGTAGAGAATAAATACTATCAATTTAAAGGGGCAGAGTAATGAGAGAAATGTTTATTGAAGCACTAACTGCTAAATACGAAGCAGATATAAAAGTAGCAAAAGCTACAATTAATGTTTATATGGATAAGTCAGTAGGTATAGGGGAACATCCACAGTTTATACACGAGATTGATAAACAGTTAGAGTTGATATCTACTGCTGAAGAAAAATTAGAAACATTAAAAAAACATTATCCTACAGAGGATGATATACCATTTTAATAGGAGGAATAAATGGCAGACGAAAAACAAAAAATACAACAACCACATCCAAGACAATATCTTGTTGATTCTGAGCAATTAAAAGATATGATGAAATACCTTATGACAAGGCCATATGGTGAGGTGTTTTCTTTAATGAATCAGATATCTCAACTCAAACCTTTTAATCCAGAGGGAGATAAAGATGTCGGAAAAAAATGATATCAGTAAATTTACAGGAATATTATTTGAATTAAAGATAGGATTAAATAAAGATAATGCAATTGTGATTGACTATGGGGGCAAACCTGTAGGTAAAATTAGAGATGCTCTAAAAGCATACCCATATCATGGTAATCTATGTGCTGCTGTAATCAATCATGCTAACTCTATAGGTAAGAAATTAGAAAATGATATTAAACAAATTATACAAAAAATTTAGAAAGTTATTTTGGCATAATATAATTATGGAATACTTTGAAAGATATGCATCTAATCTTAGTAGTTATCTTTGGAGAAAGAGATGGGGTGATAGATCACTTTATCAATCAGACCAAAAAAAAAGACACCCAGAGTAAATACTCTGTGTGTCTCGTTGTTGCTTGCTAGGGGGGAGTCTTTACGGCTCCCCTTTTTTATTTTATATTAACAGTTCCAAGCACGAAGTGCTTTATTAATTCTACTATTAGGGTCGTTAGCTGTTTTAGCAGATGTAAGTTTTTTCTTCATACCTTTCATCCTCGCACAGAAGCTGGCTCTTCTTTTGTTACCAACTTTTTTGCTAGGTCTTTTTAAATTAGCACCAGTAGTTCTTTTAAAATATTTTCTACCTGCTTCATTTAATCCACCAGATGGGTTCTGATATTTTTTTGCTACCATTATTTTTTCTTAGCTGTCATTGCTGCTCTTCTAAAGTTTGCAGCAGTGGGTGCACCTTTAGCACCTTTCTTTCTCATTTTACCACCACGCTTTCTTTTAGCATGGATATTAGCATATAAACCTTTTCTCATTATTTTTTCTTTTTCTTTCTTAACATAGCAAAGTCTTTAGCTGTTAGCTTACCGTCTTTATCCATGTCTAGTTTTTTTCTGTTACCAGTTACTTTTTTCTTTTTTTTAGTTTTCATTTTTCCGTACATCATTATTTATATCTCCTATACTTAGCTGTTTTTTTTGCAATCCCTTTCGGTTGTTTCACAAACTGTTTTCCCTTCTTTGTTCCTTGCCGTTTTGCTTTTGTCGTTGCCGCATACTCCGCAGATGATAGTGCTTTGATAGCTTTCTCTGGCAAATATCTTTCCCCAGTCTCCGAAGACTTCTTCCCAGATTTGGTTCTCCATTTTTGTTTTCCCCATGCTTTCAAACTCCTTTGACTCTTTGCAAGTGCCATTATGTTTTTCTCCCTTTTCTTATAGCTTCTTTACCTTTCTTAAATATAGATGCTACTTCAGATTTACCCATAACCT